TTTCACCTCCTCTGCGTCCCATAGGGGTGTGCGGCCATCGAGGTGTGCGACTGGTTGGGGTGTGCGGCCGCCTGCGTGGTAGTTCGCCCAGGTGCGTGGTCCGATACCGCAGTAGGTGGCGCAGTCGGCGACTCGCCATAGCACCCGGCCTGTGGCTTGGTCGGTGATGATAGGGATTACTGTCATTGGTCGAATTCCCGTGCTAGCAGGGTGATGATGCCGATCGTGTAGATCAGTAGCCATAGTGGGTTCGGCCGGGTGTAGAGGAACACCGCAACGGCAACCGAGATGCCCCACCGGATTGATGTTTTCACCATTGTCTCCTTGTAAGAAAGGGTAGTGTGGAGGGGTGCCCCCCGCCCCATATACCCCATGGGGCGGGGAGGCTACTTCTTCCGCTTTCCGCGCCGGTATCGCTTCACGCCTTTCCGGTGCTTCCCAGGCTTACCGCCTCTTGGGAAAAACCAGGCCAGAAGGCCGAGAATAATACCAGCTGCTTCCCACGGACTGGGGGAGCGCCAGGGTGACATGTCATCACCTCCCTCCACTATTGAGTTCTCCCTGTTCCTTGGTGGAACACCACCCATTATACAGTTCTAGAACGTTACGTGTCAAGTAGGGTTATTATAAAAAACAACCCCCACCCTCGTGATGAGGATAGGGGACTTGGCTTATTAAACTGTTTTCCGTATATAGGTTTTAGGTAAAGATTCGGTCACGGGGTTTGTAGCAATTGAGGAATCACTAGTCTTGGATGCAGTACTGCGGTATCTTCCCTTTGGCGTAGAGCTGTCTCCAAATCCCTACCATGAGAATAGTCACGCCCAGCTCGTGAGCGATCGAACTTATACTGTCACAGTTGATTTCGGCCGCCATGTAATCATTCTCATCTATGAGTAAGATTGCGGCCCATTCGTTTGCTTCGCGTTCCTGTTGTTCGCGCGCCAATCCTGTTGCGCCAAGCTGGTGTCTATAGTGGGCATGCCCCAGTTCATGTGCCAAGGTGCACAATGTTTGCACTTCGTGCATGCCCTCCCGAAGGCTGACGGTGCGGGTTGTCGGATTCCAGCCACCTTTCTTACCGCCGGTGTGGGTAGCTATCATAACGCCCATCTCTTCGGCTAATTGTTCCAAATCAAGCATGGTTATCATGGCTGCAACCTCTTCCACTATCGTTAAGCACTGTCTGGTCAAAAGGTTTGCCTACGGTTTCCTGATCGCACCATTCCCTGACAGATTGAGCATCATAAATACCGGCCATGATCGTTCCCTCATGTTCTTATGAATATTATTTAAGGGAAAGATTACTCGCTAAAACCCTGTCCGTATATAGGTTTTAGATAAAGATTCGATTACGGACCGTATTTATGATTATCAAATGCACAACAGCCCCGGTCGTTTGAGTGCACCGGGGCTTGTTTACGAGTAAGGATTTTAAGCTTCTTCTTGGGCGTTTAGTTCCTTGAGGTAGGCTACTCCATCAACACGCTTGGCGGTGGACTTGATTTTTTCGATGACCTTAGGGGTGCTGATGATTTGGTCGCTTTTGTCTAGTATGAGCCAGCAATCATGTTTTTCGACGAGGTCGGCGACTTTCTTGACGGCTTTAGGCTTGGGTGTTGGCGCTGGTTCTGTGCTGTAAGCAGGAATGAGCACCAAAACGTATTGGCCATCATCAATTTCTTTGATCTTGTAGGCTCTTCCAGGAAAAGGAATTGATTTAGGAAAAAGAGCGGATGCGCTAACCGCAGCGTATTGTTCTTCATCGCCGTACCAAGAGCAGATAGTAATGCGGCCGGTTCGCTTAAAAACTTCCAAAGCCGCGGTGTAAACAAGCGCAAGCCTTTTATCGGAGAGTGAAAGCATATTCTGTGGGCCGCCGACACTAAGAATTCCCATGCCATCTAGGCTAGTCTCGAATTGGGAAACCCGCTGGTTGTAGCACAAAAATTATGGACCATCGCTGTAATTATCATCACCTAGGAAGCCTTCTTCCTCCGAGTCATCGGCAACCATTTCGTCACCACGCCACGCGCTTTTGCCGCTAGCAACAGTCGCTGTGGCCCAAGGATCATCCGGTATTACTTGGCTGTGCTTGTGCCCGGTGAAGGTTGTGCCCTGTTTTGCGTCGGTTTGAGAATCATTTTCTAGTGACATTGCTTTCCCGAAAGTTTCAGCCCAGATTGCTTCATCGCTGTTAACTCGCAGGGCAAGCTCATGAATTAGTTCCTGATCGTTGAGCATTTTAATTAGCGATTGAGAGCTGTTTGTTGCCTCCTCTTTTGTTAGATATCCAGTTCGTACCAGGGCTTCCACCGGATTTTGTCCGTATGCCCTTGCTATGGCTATAACGTTGCCTTCCGACAATGTTCCTTTTGCTAGCTGTCGGTTAAGCGTACTAGTGGTGATACCTGCACGTAATGAGGCGGCTTTCTCGGTGTCGCCGTTGACTGTGTTGTAATACCAATCTTCATGAACGGTCATGCGTTCATTATGCATAATTTGGCGAACGATTGCAATATGCACACACCTATTGAGCTGTGTTTTTAAAGAATTATACGAAATGGCTTGCGTAATCTGCGAATTGTGTGTATCATGGGATCCATGAGCGAAATGCGTACAAAAAAAGATTCAGGTTGGCGGATTAAACCTGAAGTTATCGACAAAATCCGTTTATCCAACAACTTGCAGTCAGATGAACATGTAGCTCGAAAGGTAGGAGTATCGCTGGGGACTGTTAGTCGGGTGCGCCGTGGATATGACGTACGACTGGATACCGCGGTGAAGATGATGAGAGCTGCTGGGATTGTCGATATTCGAGAGGCCATTACACAGGCAGAAGTGAAGGATTCTACCCCTGCTGCGTGATTCGCGCCGGGGCGTCGTAAAGCAAAGCAAAGAAAGAAGGAGGAGTTAAACAGTGAGTAGTTCAGAAGCCTCTGATGCTGCAACAGCGGAAGTAGAAGAAATGGAAGAAGCCCATGATTCCGTGGCGGTGGCGATTGCTGAGCGGTATCTGGCGGATGCGGTCAAGAATTTCCATGATTGGGGTGCGCGTTACGCTGCTCCTGAAAATGAAATCGTTGATTTGCTTGATGGAGAAGACTGGGTTGTTCGTTTAATCGAAATAATCCTGGAGTATGCCAAGAAAACCGAGGATGCTTTGCTTCGTGTTGGTGTTGTGTCCGATATGGATTTTGAGTATACGACTGCGCTAAGGCTTACCGAGGATGGGGCGGTTATTTCCGGTCGTGGAGTCGGTCTGAATAGTGACAATTGGGGCTGGTTTGTTGTTGAGATGAGCGCTGATACTGTGCGGCGTATTGCTTATTTCTGCCGGCAGCGGCTGCTTTTTGATCGTATCAGGGTTTATGCCCAGTTGGTGCACTACTTCAATGAGCTACGGGGGCATTGGGAAGACGAAGTGGGCAGATTCCCGGGCGAGTACTTTTCCGGCTTTGCTATGGCTATTGAGCTACTGGCCAGAGAAGTCGGGACGTATTTGTTGCTCTGTCGGGATCCCAGTGATTCCCAAGGTGCCGTCGTAAAGCAGGATCAGGGAGTCTCCTAATGTCGCGTTATATGTCAACTCGGGAAGCGGCTGAGTATCTGCGGATTTCAACCCGTACGTTGCAGCGCTATGCCAGGGAGGGCCGGCTTTCCCGGATCCGGCTTTCTCGGCAAAAAATCCTGTATATCCGCGCGGAGGTGGAGGAGCTGGTGGAGCGCAACACCTATCGCGTCTAGGCCCCAGGTAGAGTCCTGGCCCCGTTGCCGGCGGGTTATCCGGTACCAGGCCCATGAAATGGCCGCATCCAGTCCGGGCTTCATATGGATGCTGCTGGTTCGAATCCAGCCATGGGCACCAAGCGCCACGAGGTGTGGTGCGTAGATCTCGAAGAGAAAGGAATAACAATGATGAGTAGTGCAGATTTGGGGGCTGGTGTGGTTGATATGAGCATCCCAGTGAGTGATGGCGCCCCTATCCAGTTCCATTTGCACCTGCACGCGGACACCGATCAGGATTGCACAATTGATTTGGTGGCCACGGATGAGGGGATCCAGATTCGGCTCCGGGGTGCGCAGCCAGTGGATGATGCAGATCAGCAGCCTGATAATGAGGATAAACCACAGTTAACGGGCAACCTCATGCGGGATCTTATTAATGAGATTTCCGCTGAGATGGACACGCCAGAATGGGAAGCTGAGCATGAGGCATCTTTGGCTGCGGCAGCGGCTGAGGAAGAAGCGGCATTGCTTGCTGGACAGGGTGAGCCGCCGGCTGAGCGGGTAGGTGACTGCCCTGAAATCGGTGACGTGGAGGATAGCACCACGCGCGTGTACCTGGGAAAGCTTTTTGATTGGACCGTCGCTGAGCGCGTCGATGATGGGGTGGTCTTCACCCGCGGTGAGCGTGAGCTGTTCCGGGTGCCGGAGGAGCGGTTCGAGGAGATGCGCCAGTTGTTCGTCCTGGAGGATACCAGGCTTATCACCATGCATGTTGATGGTTTCCGTGTCGTCCGTGAGGGTTGGGATGCGTGCATCTTCGACGGTGACATCTTCTTTGAAGCGATTCCGGCTGAAAAGTTCGCCACGCTGACTCGCTTGTTCACGTAGCCGCCGGCTCCACAAACCCCTATTGATAATTTTGGTCCCCCGCTGGGGAAGGCGGGGGACTGCATAAAACACATTCCCAAGACCAGAGAAAGGAAAAGAAAATGTCCTGGAAACGTATTGGCCAGTCTAACACCTACGAGGCCCACTTGGCGTATAAGTCGCTACGCCGTCACGCTGCGGGTAAGAAAATGACCGCTGCTGGGCGGCGGGCGATGTTGAACATGGGCTACATCGACGAAGACGGTGCGATCACCGTGATTGGCAAGCATGTGCTCCGTGGCGGCGACTAACCGCTGTGGCGCAATTGAAATGAAAGAAGGAAATGATGACCAACAATATTGATGCGCGGTTTGATTACCGCACCCTGGATGCTGAGACCCGCAAGCGGCGGGTTCATATGGGCAAGAAGATCAAGGCCTTAGCTATTGAGCTGGATGCTCTGCTGGCTGATGGCTGGGAGAAGAAACAAGCACTGCTGCGTCTGGAGGAGACCATGATGTGGGCCAACGCGGCTATTGCGCGGGAAGGAAAACAATCATGAGCCATTTGCAATTGAAGCTGCGGATCCAGCTGCGGCCGGGTGTGGAGCGAATCGGCCTTTTCGGTGCTCTCACTGGCCAATCGTACCCGGATTTGTGGGAAGTTTTGTGGGGTGGTGAGCTCATTGCGTCGTTCCGTAGCTGGGCTGATGCGGTGGCGTACGCCCACATGAAACTGGCTGCGGCCCAACAAGAACGATATATGGCGTTAGTGCGGACCGCTACTCGGCCGCGTCGTCAGTTAGCGCTGGAGGCTGCATAATGCCGGATCTTAACTATCTTGAGGCGGATGCGGCGTTGATCGTGGCATGTTTGCCTGAGGAGATCGACGACGAAATCACCAAGGAGCAGTTGCCACTGTTCTACAACTACGCGCTGCTGCTTCGCGCCAAAGGCACCGATACGCAGCTGGAGGATGTGCATGATGCGTGGGCAGCTTGGGCATCTGCTGCCCGGCCAGACCACCCTGCGTTGGTGCCTTTCGAAGAGCTCACGCCGGAGATTCAGGCATTGGATCAGCCGTTCTTGGAGGCTATCCGGGAGGCCGCCATGGTTCGAAAGGAGGGGGTGGCGGTATGGCTGCGCCAAGATTAGATCAAGAGTTGCTGCAAAGCCTCAACGGCGCCTGGAGCGGTATGGAGCGCACTATGGCGTGGCAGCAGGACGTCATCAAAAAGCTGATGGAACGCTCGGCATCGTTGGATGCGCTGCATAAGGCGGTGGATGCCACGGACCGCATCAGTAAGCTGCACACTGAGCTGGATCGGGTGAATAAAGACAGGGAGGCGTTGCGCATTGAAAACCGTCAGCTGGAGAAGCAGCTGTCCGATGTGATGCATTCCCGTGATTGGGATGAGTTGAGTGAGCTTGCGGAAAACGCTCGGGAGAAAGTTCTGGAAGTGGCGGATTTGGTGGCAGGGTCCGGTGCTGCTGCCATTTCGGCACCGGCATTGACCGAGCTGATTACCCGTATGGGTGCGGTGACCGCCAAGCTGCGGCAAATCGTCGACGGGGCTGGCGGTGCTGGTGCCGATGCTGGATCGGGGAGCGATCATGCCTGAGAAGATGCCGGCGCGTTCCAAATTGGTTGTGGATATTCGGGAGTTGCAGCGTGCTATCCGCGCGGTGGTCGGGGTGACGGAGCGCAAACCAGAAATCTATGATGTGGTGCGCCTTATCACCTACGCCGGGAGTCTGCTGGTGGTTGCCGCGAACCCCCAGCATGTGGTTCAGGCCTATGTGAGTGCCTACTTCGATGCGGTAGAAGAAGCCCACCGGGTGGTAGAGATCACCGCAGCTAGCGCCAAGCTGTTCCTGAAATTGAAGCCGGATAAGGAAGAAGACGACGCAAGGGCTGCTATCTTCATCCGTGATGAGGAAGTGCAGTTGCAGGATCTTTCCGGCACCTGCGGTGACCTGACGGAGGTGACCGCGGCGCGGGCTGATTCGGCGTTCACCACGGACACGGCGCAGTTGTTCGATCGGGTGCGTGCTGAGGCAAAAGCGCGAGCAAAAGGCCCCGCTGGGGATGCGGGACCAATCATGTTCACTGCCGCCCAGGCGGCCACGCTGGGTGCTGCAGCGCACCAGTTTGATACAGATATCACCCCGGTGTCGCTCGCAACCCAACGCCACCGCGCCAGAGTGTATGTCGCATTGAAAGATGTATTCGAGTCGTATTCCTTTGTGCCTGCTGACCGTGGCGTGCAGGAGCCCCTCCCGGGGCTCCCCGGCGCGG